TTGGCCAATCCCTCTCCGATGCAGTCCAAATTGCACGAGGACAGTCCATTTACCGCACGACCAGTCCAGAATTGACCCGATGACAGCCAAACGATCCAAAGCGTTACGAGGGGCAACTAAGCCAAGGCTTCAATCAATACCAATCAAAGGCTCGACTAAACTCCAAGATGTAAAAGACTTGTGCGAGATAATAGGCATGCCGTTACTGCCATGGCAGGAGCATGTTCTCAAGGATATGCTCACGGTAGATAAGACCGGCAGCTGGGTTCGCAAGACTAACCTGCTACTTATCGCTCGACAGAACGGAAAGACCCACTTAGCCCGTATGCTCATCTTGGCTCACCTACTTAAGTGGGATAGCCGTAACGTTCTTATCATGTCCTCAAATAGAAGCATGGCTTTGGACACTTTTAGACAAGTCGCACAAGTATTGGAGAGTAATGACCACCTCAAGGGATTTGTCAAACAGATACGCTACGCCAACGGTACAGAGTCTATTGAAATGCTGGACGGACGAAGGCTTGATGTTGTTGCAGCAACTAGAGATGGATCTCGAGGCAGAACTGCAGACTTTCTCTTTATTGACGAGCTCCGAGAGATCAACGAGGAAGGCTTTCGAGCCGCTGTGCCAACGACTAGAGCTCGCCCAAACTCTCAGACGTTGCTTACCTCAAATGCAGGAGACGCTTTCTCAGTTGTCCTAAATGGCATGAGAGAACGAGCGCTAGAAAACCCACCTAAGTCTTTCGGGTTCTATGAATACTCAGCTCCACAATATTGCAAGATAACCGACCGACAAGGCTGGGCTCAAGCGAACCCTGCTCTTGGCTATACGATAAGTGAGGAAGCCCTTGAGGAAGCAGTTGCGACGAGCCCGATTGAGAACACTAGAACTGAGTTGCTCTGCCAATGGATTGATTCTCTCAGCTCTCCTTGGCCGCATGGAGTCCTTGAGGACACTTCAGATGCCAGTCTCACGATTCCGCCTGGTGGTTATACAGTCTTTGCTTTCGATGTATCTCCGAGTAGGCGCAATGCAAGTCTGGTTGCTGGACAAATACTCCCAGATGGTCGCATTGGAGTTGGAATATTACAGACGTGGGAATCTCAAGTAAGCGTCGATGAACTTAAGATTGCGGCTGAGATAAAGGGCTGGGCTGACCAGTACAGACCGCGTCAAATCTGTTACGACAAGTACACGGCTCAATCTATAAGTGAACGCTTGACTAATGCAGGCCAGGTAACTCTTGATATCTCAGGAGCAGCGTTCTATCAGGCCTGCGGTGATCTATTAGATGCTTTAGTTAATCACAGGCTAGTTCACTCCGGCCAAGAGAACTGGGTGCAACAGATGAATAACTGCGCAGCTAAGACGAACGATTCCTCATGGCGTATTGTTAAGCGCAAGAGTGCTGGCGATGTATCGGGTGCAATCTCTACTGCGATGGTTGTACACCAATTAACGAAACCACAACAGGTAGCGGCAATCTACTCCGAATGACCTACATGTAGTGTATAATTGCCCTCTATGGGTCTCTTTTCGCGTAAGCCGCAAATCTTAGAAGCACAGTTAGCCCCTCAAGTTATGGGCGAAAGTTATCCTTCGCTCTATAATAACTTTGCTTTGCGTGTCTCTCGCAAGGACGCTATGAGCGTTGCTTCAGTAGCAAGAGCTCGTAACCTAATCTGCGGAACTGTCGCATCTATCCCACTCGAGTATTACAACAAGCGCACCGGCGAAGTTATGGCCGCGCCTCGATGGATCAATCAACTTTCAAAGAACCAGCCATCATTCGTCACCCTAACCTGGTGCGTGGACTCTCTCCTATTCTACGGAGTAGCTTACCTTCGCGTTACAGAGCGTTATGCCGAGGACGGACGTCCATCAGCCTTTGAATGGATTGCTAACTCACGAGTAACTTTTACAACTGACCTCGAAGGCATCATGATTACTCAGTATTATGTCGATGCTTACCCAATCGAGATGAATGACATTGTCACAATTCAGGGATTCGATGAGGGCGTTCTAGAACGCGCCGGTCGCACAATCCAGTCAGCAATTGATATCAACAAGTCTGCAGCGATTGCCTCTGCTACTCCAATGTCTAGCGGAATACTTAAGAACACAGGCGCAGACCTTCCACCTAACGAGGTCTCTGGCCTTCTCGCAGCTTGGAAGCGTAGCCGCCAGAATAACGCTACTGCTTATCTCACATCTACTCTTGAGTTCCAATCAACACAGTTCTCACCTAAAGATATGATGTACAACGAGGCTATTCAGAACCTTTCAACTGAGATTGCTCGCGCAATGAACGTCCCTGCTTATTACTTGTCAGCAGATCAGAACACAACAATGACTTACGCCAATGTCCAAGACGAGCGCAAGCAATTCTTTGCTCTATCTATCGAGCCTTATATCCAGGCAATCCAGGCACGTCTATCAATGGACGATATCTCTACTTCAGGCCACGAAGTCCGCTTTGCAGTCTTTGACACATTCCTAAAGGCAGACCCACTGGTAGAACTTCAGGTAGTTGAGAAGCTCCTAACTCTTGGACTTATCACAACAGAGCAAGCTATGGAAATGACAGACTTAACTCCTAACGGAAGCGAAGGAATCAGCTAAATGGAACACCTAATAATCGAAGCATCATCAATCGAATGCTCTGAGGAGCGTCGCGAAATCTCAGGCAAGATTGTGCCAATGGGTACAGGAGAAATCGGCTATACCAACATGGGTGGCGTTGTCTTTGAAGCAGGATCTATTGACGTTACAGACATCTCTAAGATTAAGTTGCTTTCACAGCACGACATGAAAAAGCCTGTTGGCCGCATGACAGCCGCTGAGGTTCGCCCAGATGGAATCTACGCAACCTTCAAGCTCTCACGCTCTACAGGTGGCAATGATGCACTTATCCAGGCACAAGAAGGCTTAGTATCTGGTCTTTCTGTAGGCGCAGAAGTTCTCGCATCAAAGCCATCACGCGATGGACACATTGTTGTCTCATCAGCACGTCTCAAAGAAGTTTCTCTAGTAACAGAGCCGGCTTTCAAGTCTGCTCAGGTACTCGAGATCGCAGCAGAGGAAGTAATCCCTGTTGAACCAACCCAACCAGAAAGCGAGCCACAAGTGGAAGATATTACCACTCCGGTAGAAGCTCCAGCAGTTGAAGCAGCAGCAGTCGAAGCCGCTCGCCCAACAGTTGTTGCGAATCTCCAAGTACGCGAGCGCACAGCTCCAATCTCATCAGCACAATACCTCGAAGCATCAATGAAGGCAGCCCTAGGCGATGACGAAGCTCGTCGCACAGTTCGCGCAGCTGATGATTCGACTTCTACAAATACAGGTTTGACTTTGCCGTCTCACCTCAACACTTTCCTTACAGATACATTCTCAGGACGTCCAGCATTCGAAGCAGCTACACGCGGCTCACTTGCAGGTATCGATGGAATGTCATTCACAGTTCCACGCCTTTACACAAACGCATCAACAGCTGACGTTGCACCAACAGTTGCAGATACAAACGAAGGTTCAGCACCATCTGAGACAGGCATGACATCTGCTTATGACACTATCTCAATCAACAAGTTCTCAGGCCTACAGCGCGTTTCATTCGAGCTTGTAGATCGCTCATCACCTGCATTCATGGAACTCATGATGGCAGAACTTCGTAAGGCATACGAGAAGGCTACAGACGCAGCACTCCTCGCAGCATTTATTGCTGACGGAACAACAGCAGCGACAACAGCAGCAACAGCAGCTGGACTTCAGTCATTCGTGTCTGTAGAAGGCGCAGCAGCATACAAGGGTACAGGCGGAGATTTCGCTAACAAGCTTGTTGCTTCAACAGATCAGTGGGCAGCTATCGCAGGATACGCAGACTCAACAGGTCGCGCACTCTACTCAGCACAAGGTGCAACACAGAACGCATCAGGCAACGCAGTAGCGACATCAGTCGTTGGTGGCGTACTTGGTACAGACCTCATCGTTGATCACAACATCTCTGCATCAGGAATCGTTGATAACTCAGCATTCCTAGTTGCTCCAGCATCTGTTTACACATGGGAGTCACCAACAACTCAGCTCCGTGTAAACGTTCTAACATCTGGCGAGATTGAAATCAATCTCTACGGATACCTCGCTATCTACCTTGCTAAGTCAGGTAAGGGCGTTCGTAAGTTCAACCTTACATAATAGCAATACCCTAAGTCGCTTGAGGGGGCTGCCGGAGCCCTTGCAGTCCCCTCAAGTCTTTAGAAAGGATAACAATGAGCATCACAACAGTTGCAGAACTTCGCACAGCCTTAGGCGTGGGAACTCTCTACGCTGATGCAGTTTTGCAGTCAGTCTGCGATGCTGGAGATGAAGTATTGTTGCCTTTTCTATGGACTAACACGACTCCGGCTATCGCTCACAGCAATGTCGGCACAGTAGGCACTCTTTATTTCAATGACTACGTTCAAGATGTATTCTATGTAGGTCAATCAGTTACAATTACAAAGTCAGGCACTAAGTTTAACGGCACAAAGACAATCACCGGAGTTGGTGAAAAAAGCATTACTGTAACAACAACTCACACTAGCGACAATGCTTACCACCCAATCAATCCTTATGGTCAGGTTGCAGCAGATACTTACGTCGATTACACAACTGTGCCAGCAATTCAAGAAGCAAGCCTCATGATTTGCGTATCTA